CAGGTCAGCGCTCACGCGGCGACGCGACTCACCCTTGTGCGCTTCGGCATAAAGCGCTAGTCCCCGGATGCGCTCCGGATTCTCTTTCAGCAGTCCCAATGCCATATTGCAGGGACCGCAAAGCAATGCTCTTACTAGTCCAGTGTCATGCGAGTGGTCTACCACCAAAGGCTTGTCGTCGGCACCGCACACGGCACACCCGAAATTCTGGGATGACTCCATTTGACGAAAGTCTTCCAGAGATATGCCGTAGAGTCGCCGCAGCTTCTCGTTCTTCTTGCGCTCGGGATTTCTTGTCGCCACCTCATGTGCCCGGCAACACGACTTGCACCAGGACATGTATCCGTCGCGCCCGCGAGAATGTGGATAGAACTGGTCGAACGGCAGTTCCTGCTGGCACTGGGTACAGGTCTTCATCTCAGATCGGAATCCTTCACAATGAATTTCCTGGATGCCTTGGGAGTTGCGCTCTCCGCGCGAGCCGACAAACCGGCAAACGTATTCGGGTTAGCGCCATAGCCCACAATGGAGACGTCGCCCCGCTGCAGGTTCGCGCTATTGATGACGAACTGCGAGAAGTCCGGGGACCACTCGCCACTAGTAATCTCAAAGCGGAAGGACATCTCAGACACCAGGCCCGAGGCGATCTTGGGCATGATGTACTGAACGTCAATATCGGCCGGGTCGAGCTGCGCCCGACACACAAGGCCAAGGTCAGTCTCAGCGAGCATCAACGCGCCAGGCTGCCCCCACGGGATAGTCGTCCGCGCAATCCGCTGAATCGTGTTGTGCTCGATAACCAGTGGGACATCCAGCTGGTCGCCCAGGGACAGGGACTGCTGGAACGCGCCCTTAGCCACAGACTCCGTGTACGGGCCGCACTGGTCATACATCTCGTAAGGCGAGTCCGTACTGGACGCAAGCCCAACGAAGAAAATGGAATCGATGTCAGTAGGGCTGGACTCGTCGGACACCCAAGCCCCGCCAGTAGGCACCATTCCGGGGGCGGGCGAAATCGCCCCGCCACCCATCAGCCGCATTTCCATCTGCGCCGGGAAGTACGCAGCAGGGCGCCCACCATGGGACACGAACGAGCGGCGCTGCGACGGACGGTCCGCGCGAGCACGGTACAGGTCACGCCTTTTCTGCGCGGCAGCTCTCATCTCATCCATTAGCCCTCGGACTCTCCAACGCGCTCCAGTCGACAACCGCCAGGACACAGGACACCATGGCGTCCGGATCCCGCAAATAGCAGGCGGACACGCGGTGATAGCCGTCCGCCACGATCAGCGGGATGCCCCTGAACAGGTCACCCTGGATCAGGAACACGGGGGGAAGAGTGACCTCGTCCTTGATGTTCCCGATCTCCTTCTTGACACCCGGGTCGGAATCGTCCACGGGATGCAGCCGCGATGCACGCAAGATGTCGTTAGCTCTCGCCTGCGTGACCTTACCTGTCTTTAGCTTGGCGATAAGTGCGTCTACAACGTCACTAGGGAAACATAAAGTCAGGTAGTTCGTGGCTCCGGTGAAGTCCTTAGCCAGGGGCTTCGGCGCGAAGATCGGATCCTTCTTGCGGAGCACATCCGAATTCGGATCAATGTACTGCACGGGACGCGGAGTCGCGTGAACGACAACAGTCGGCATTATGACTCCAGGTAGAGGTGCAGCACGGAATCCTGAGACCTGCCCGGGAACTGGAAGGTCCCGTCATACTTGGGCTCGTTCGGATTGTTGGGCGTGTACGTAGGCGTGGCAGCCTCTTGGTCCTCTGCGCACCCACAGGCACACTCACCCGGGGGATAGGTGCAGCCACTGCCCACTGGGTTACACGAGCAACCCGCGGGGCAAGTGCACGCGTCAGCAGCCATCACATGCCAACCCTCAGGCATCTGCGACATTTGAATTTCAGTCGCACCCTGCAGTGCACGGGAATCGCAGCACTCGGAACAATGCGACTGTGCCAGAGTGAACGTGCCATTGCCCGTGTCGTACGGGCCGCCAGCGTCCGGGCCAATGGGCATGTAGTCGCGCTGCTTGCGCTTCTGCTTGCTCAGGCCCTTGGCGCCCGGGTTCTGGATAGGCTGCGGCGGACCACCCATGCTCGACTTGAGCGACGCAATCTCGGCCAGCTGCGCCGGGGTCAGTGGGGGCAGGTTCAGCAGCTCACGCGCCTCATTAGGCGTGCGAATACCCGAAGCGATCTGCGCCACGAACAGGGACGTCTGACCGGCCTGGTCCATCTGGAGCAGCGAGTCAGTATTGAACTTGACATAGCGGTTCGAACGGGCATCGCCATTAGTCGCAGCGCCGGGCAGCAGGTAGTTACTGAAAGCTTCCTCACGCCGCCGCACGGCAGGCAGCATGTTGAACATGAGGAACTGCAGGTTCCGCTGACCAATGTTCGCATACGTCATCTTCGCGTTACCCGACGAACCCGAAGACGAAATGTCCAGCAGGTCGTGCGGCACGTTGAAGAATCGGGCAATGTCCTCAGTCTTGAACTGCTGCGCCTGCAGCCAGTTCAGCCCGGTCTGCTCGGCCTGGAAAGGCTGGAAGTCCCAGTCAGCACCAAGGACAAGAGCGTCACCATTGGCGACAGTCGCACGCCACTTGTCCTTCATCTCCTTGGCCTGAATGTCGTTCAGCCGCTGAGAGTTGTTCTTCATGACAACCGAAGGAGTAGTAGCGTTGTCCAGGAACTCGACAATGAACTGGTCAAGGGACGCGTACACGCCCATGGACCATGAGGCGTAAGCCACGGGGGACAGGCCAACGTCCAGGCCCGGGATCGTGTTCTGCTTCTCATGCCAAATGTCGGTAGGGTCGTACACAGTGCCATGGATCCGGTAGCCGAGGAGCTGACCACCTCGGACAACGACCGCGACGTCGGTCGCGGGGACGAGGTCAATCCGCGCGGGCAGGCCCATGCTGTCACGAGCGGAGATAATGCCGAAACAGTTGCCTGTTCGGTCCAGGTCGATCTGCGACATGTACAGCCACGACATCATTGAGACCTGCGGGCCGCCCGGGAACAGGAGGACATTGGGCTTGGGGGTTTCGATCTGCATCCCGTTGACCCTGCGGAACACGTCGATCGGGAAGGTGGACATAAGGTCCGCACGCAAACGCAGCGCAGCCCACACAACGGACAGGTGAAAGGCCGTGTCCTGCGTGACCAACCGGTTAGGTCGCGCAGTCCTACGGGGAATCAAGTCCTGGGGAGGCGGGAACGTAATCGCGCGGCTCGTGAACAAACCCACGGCTACCGCCTACTAGCTAGATACGAGCCGAGAATCAGCGCCAGACCGGCGAAGACCAAAGCAAAACCGCCCACAAAGGGCCACAAACCGAAGGCAAGTCCGACGCTGATGGCCGTCAAACCCACCAAGTCCAGCGCAGTCGTGATATCAAGCTGCTTCACATGCGCTCCTAGTAGGCAGATTCGGACAGATCGTAGTCAACAGTGAACTTCCTAGCGATGTGCACAGCTCCTGCCGCTGCGTACAACGCGTCACAATGCCCGGCATCACGTCTGGCGAAGCGCCACACGTCGCCAACGTGGTAGCGACGCGCACCGTGTACATGCGAGTTCAGCAGTGGGTCATCGCCGTGGCGGACATCTCGGGCCTGAACGAGTAGAGCAAACTCTTGGCACAGGCCAGTGACCTCGGTGCCGGACAATTCGATAGACTCGCCGAACCTGTCGTGTGGGCCCACAGTCAACCCGGCCGCATTCCGGATTTCGAAAGCGAAAGCGGATGCGGGTGACGCGGGGTACCACGAGATGGCGGCGAACTCGGTCCGCTGGAAGATGCCCTGCAGGTCATGTCGCGCGTCCTCAAGGTTGTCCCAAGCTGCGACAGTCTCCACACGGAAACGCCCGTCCGCGGACTTCGCCGCGACAGCTAGCGTCGCGTGCTGCCCGTCATGGGATGCGTCGACGCAGGCGTACAGCGGGGTCGTCAGCTCACGGATCGATCCAGTTGGGTCCGCGCAGTCGATCCACGCAGCCTCGTCCACAGCACCATCTAGGGACTTGACATGCTGACACAGGATTTCGGTGCGGAAAACATTCGGCGGGTCAGTAGCGAGTGCGCTACGGATCGCCTGCTCGGTAATCATGCCCTTGTGCCCGAGCGCAGGCATCGAATAACGCCACGCCTGCGGGTCATCCAGGGCGCACCCATCGGGCGCGGACCACTCGAACAAGCCAATGCTCGGGTCACGGCCTGCGATAGCGGAGTCACGCAACGAGTTCAGGACCACAGACTGGTCATCGCCCGCATTGGAGATGCACCAGATCTGCCCACGAGGTCTCGCCATCGTGGTTTTAGACAGAGCGGACCAGGCTTTCCAGTCGCGCTGCTGCCTAATCTCGTCCATGATCAGGAGGTCCACGCTGTAACCGCGGCCCGCACCTTCAGTTGTGGCGCTGATCCGGTAGCGACCGCCGGAGCGCAGCCGGATTTCCTCGTCACCATTGACCGTGCGCGGCTTGCTGGACAGTTCAGCCAGCAGTTCGGGGCTGTCGTCGAGGCTCAGGCAGGCGCGCTTCCACGCTTCCTTCGCGACATCTCGCGTCTGCGCGGCGCCCATGACCAGCGCGGCTCCGTCAATGAACAGCCGCCACAGGGCCACGGTCTTGATAAGAGTCGTCTTGCCGTTCTGGCGGCCGCACAATGCGACGATCGTCCGGAATCGGTACATGCCGTCCGGCGTCAACTCCATTGCACGGATGACCAGTTCACGCTGCCACGGAAGCAGGGGCTCGCCCAGAACCAGGTCCGCGAAGTCCGCGATAGCGAACCCGTGCGACGTTTCCCGGGTCAGCGGGCGAAGTGGTTCAGTTGCGATTCGCGGAGACGTTTCCCCGATGAGTGGCGCGGAGCTTGGAGAGCTGCGTGGGCTGCTCATCTGCGCTCACCTGCTCATTCGTTTTGGCGACGAGGCGCGACTTCGGGGTTGCCTGCAATTGCGCGAGTGTGGACAGCAGCGTGGGCGCGAGGAATTGAAGCGTCATCCGGTCATTTGACCTATCTATAGCGTCTGCCAGGCGCAGAGCCAGAAGATACGCGGCTCGGTCACGCGTGTCCGCTGCGGGCAGCAGCTCCCGCACCGCCGATCCAATGTCATTCGACGTGTCACGCAGCATGCGCCACAGCTCCAATGATGTTGTGCGCGGGACGCTCGGCGCGGATCGCAAGCATCTCGGCTTGCTCGGCTTCTGCGCGCGACGCGAATTCCTCGAAAGTCCACGTAGCCGCGTCGTGATACCAGCGCGAAGTCTTCCTATGCTGCGCCATGCGCTTCGGGGCGTTCTTGCTGATGCCCACGTAAAGCAATTCTCCCGATGGAGTAAAGGCACGGTAAAGGGTGCAGGGTTCGCTGCGCTTGCGCAGGAATTCCGCAGGGTCGTATTTCTGAGGCGCGGGCCACACTGTGCCACGCAAATCTTGCATGTTCATGCGCCACAGGTCCATGAGCCAACCTCCTCAACTGTCGGAAAACCACAATGTCTGGTCAGTTTCAGGGAGGGAAATTTTCCTGAT